TATCTCTCTACCGTTGCGTCTAAGGAAACAATAGTCTATACGAAAAATATCTAAAAGTAAAACTCAAAGTGGTAACCAGAATTTCTAAAATGATGTGTAGATATAAAATTTCATGCAGAAAATATCTTTGAAAGATCAAGCGAATTAATGTACTTCAACTTATTAAAACATAAATTGTAAGTTACTTTATCGAAAAAAACAGTTAAAGTCAAGCGTCCATCATAAATGCCTTGTCCAAATGTGTTTTGAACAGAATGTCGCAAATCTGCTCTATAAAGAACGAGTCTATTATACCTATTTTCTACGACAATTTCTTTACCATCTTTTATAACAATTGTTCCGCTGTCTGGAGGCGGATTTTTATTGAGATATACGACACCAGCAAACAATGCTGGATCTTCATGATAAGAATTTTCATCAAGAACATCATTTACAGTCATATAATGAAAATATAATCTGGTATTATAACTTATTTGAATATCATTTCTACTAAAACCAAGGGCTTTTTCTGCCATTTTGTGTACAATTGTGTCATTACAGAATTTGTAAAGACTCGTATCATATTCATCAATAAGTTTTGTACGCATGCCAGGATAATATGTTATCTTTTTACTCGCTTCAAACCAATAATCTGGATGAGAAAATACGTCAAAATATTCTGATTGTTTTGCTTTAAACAATAAATCATCTGGATTGTCAAAAACATCATCTATCACAAGAAAATCAGTAAGCATTATTGTATCTCATATTAAATGCCAATTGCGAGAAGAATATAGTCAAAGTCAATCGGCTATCATAAACTGTATTGCCAAAAGAACTTTGCGGGGAATGCAAGATTCCAGCGTTATACAGAACAAGTCTATTATACCTGTTTTCAACAACAATTTCTTTACTGTCTTTTATAAGAATGGTTCCGGTATTTGGTGGTGGATTTTTCTTTAAATAAACTATACCAGCGCATAATGAAGCATCTCTATGTAACCAACTTTCATTAAATATATTGTCAATTGGTAAATAATGGAAAAATAGACGGTTGTTGTACTGATAATCTACAATAGAATTACCGTAATTAAAACAACTTTTAATTACTTTATCAAGAATTGTTCTGTTACAATGGTTATAGAGAGCATTATCCAATTCATATAATTGTTCTGTTCTGACTCCAGAATAATTGGTTTGCGAAACATCATTTATTGTGTCGGGATGATTGAATCTATCATAATATTGCATACCTCTCGCTTTATGTACGATAAAATCGGGATCATCAAAAACGTCATCAATAACAACAATATCAGTTAACATTACGGTAATGGAGGAATTGCTGGACCAGTTGGGCCTACTAGAGTTGGATGGAAATGAACGTCAAATATCAAATTGTTTAATGTCAACAGACCTATTTCGGAAACTATCGCTAAATCAGCAATAACAATTCCCAATTCTCCCAATGCGGATATTGGACCGTTGCATAAAATGACATTTGTCAATGGATTAGGAATGTCTCTCAATGCTCCTGTTGGATCTGGTATTCCATACGCAGGAATGCCAATGAACAACCCACCAGACATTGTAGCAAAACCACCTGGACCAGAACTTATACCATAACCAGCATCAATTCTTGTTTCGGCAGTTATTTTATTTGCAGTTATTTCACCAGCAACAGATAAATCGCCTCCCAAATAAAGGTGATCGCCTGGTCGCATTGTGACAGTGCCGCCAGTAAGACCGCCACCTCCAACAACCATGTCTTGTTGAGAGTACATAGAAGTTATTCCTTGTACAGTTTGACTCAGAGAGCCATTAACGTGTAATTCATAATTTCCATGAATCAATTCAGTTTTATCGCCAAAGATTTCAATATTTGTATTACCTTCTACAGTTATATTACATTGACCTTGTACAAGAACATTATTATCGTTGATTGTTATGACATAACTGTTACCGTAAACTTTATGAACTTCATCACCGCCAGGATGCATTTCAATGAAAGTTCCGCTTTTATGCGAAAGTCTTATTCTTTCTCTCTGGGGAGTTGTATCAGTTTCAATGATATTACCAGCTTCATCATGAATCAATACATTGTTATAGGGATAAATTGGCGCAGAATTTGCATCAACCGTTGCTGGAGAAGCAGGTTCAATCCATCCATTATATCCTTTCGGTTTTGCTACTGTCATGTTGTTATAATTGTTGAATTAGTTGATAAGTTAAACGTAGAAATGACGTGCGTATTCATTGAACCTGTAACATTTATAGTATTATTACAAACCAATTTGTCACAAACTAGGGTATTTACCGTAATGGAATCCGCTACTATTGTACCATACAATATTTGGCCATTAATCGGATTGGGAAATCCTGCTGGCAACTTAACACCCGATCCAGTCACGGTTGGTACTGCGTTGATATCTACGCTGAGTATGGTATTAGCGTTCAACAGGTTTATAATAGCGTTGTCTGCTAAACTATTTTGACTAATAATTGCGTTTGTACAAATTATGGTATTAGCAAATATGTTGTTTGCGAATACGGTATCGTAACTGATACTACCAACTACCAACGTTTGGTTTGCAGTTTGTTTAAAAATCGCGTTAGTTACATAAGCCGTTGAATTTTGTGATGCTTGTACGCCATTACTATTTGAAACTGTATTAGCCGTAGTTGAATATGTGTTGGGATCAGTTGTAGCAACTGTAGAAATGAGATTTTGTATCTGAGTAGGAGTTATGGTTGTTATGTCAGAATTACTATAAACTGGATTATTTTGTTTGTAATTATTAGACTTTGCTGTTATTGTAGCTAATGATTGATTAGCGAACGTACCGAAATTATTGAGAACGCCACCGACAACTTGGTTTTCCAACGTTGCTGGTATACTTTCAAAACTTTTTACAGTATTCATTATTGATCCCAAGAAACTTGAGATACAAGATTGTACCATTGCTAATAATTGAGCAGGTAGACTCAAAAGATATTGTATAATACCAAACAACTGGTTAATGAACATAACAATTGATTCAATGTCAGATATCAATTGTTTAATATCTCGCAACCAATAATTTATCATTCTCAATAATGCTTTAGCTTGAGAATACACGTATGAAATAATACCAGTTGGATCAAGACCAACTGCTTCTAAAATGGCAGCAATTGCTAATTGGAGTTCCTGTACAATCCCATTAAATTGTATTCTGAGAAAAGCAGATGCTTGGATACTAGCGGGAGGTAATGTCAATAATTGTTGAATGTCTCCTAATAAACCTCCTCCCAACAAAGACGCAAAATCTGCAAATATCATACAACCATGAGATAGATTCATGTTTGTGTTTGCTATTGCCGTTCCTTGTACCACACCTCTTGCTGTTCTTGGAGTAGAAGGTAAACCAAACCCAAATCCAGCAAAATCAAATGGACCAGAATAAGGGTCTTTAGGTGGAGTTCTTTCTATTAACGTGCCGCCAAGAAAAGCCGTATTCGCTAAGTTGACTGAATATTGGCTTATGTTCCCATTAGTATTACTGGTGGTGATCAGAGAACTAAAATCGCCAGATATGGCTGAATTTATAGTAGCGGTATTGATTGTTATGGTAGAAGTTGTTGCCATTATGTATTCGCCTTTGCAGCATTTGAATTATTAACTAATCCCGGTAACACTCCCATTACAATTGGCAATTGTCCATTTTCTCTATCGGAAAAGAAACCAACAACCCATGTTCCTTGTTTTGGCGCCGAGAAAGTCATTGAACCATTCACAGGATACATAGGATGAGCCCAAGGCAAATCAGCATCTTCTATACCATCATAATAACCAAATATCTTGACCTGCATTCTACCAAGTCCAAGAGGATCGACTCTGTTTCGGACTTCTCCCATCCACCATATCCATGATCCGTATAAGTTAGTAGCCATAAAATTAATTCTGTAAATCTTTATTTATATAAATAGTATAAGTCTATTACGGACATAAATCAATAAAATACCATCCACGGAACGCCAATTCCCGATGGTTCTAATACTAAACAGGAGTATCAGCATGAATATTTATACAAGAAAGAATCCGCCGAAAGGGTATTACGTCTATTTTTATTTACGAAATAGAGACTCAAAAACGGCCAAAGCAGGAACGCCATATTACATTGGAAAAGGTAAAGGCGATAGAGCATGGGCGAAACATCAAAAAGGTATATGTGTTCCGAAAGAAAGTTCAAATATTTTAATCGTCAATTGCGAATTAACTGAAATATGTGCGTACATACTCGAAAGGTACTTTATTCGTTGGTTCGGTAGAAAAGATATAACCAATGGAATCTTATTGAATAAAGCAGATGGCGGTCAGGGATATTCAGAGAAAGGTAAAATTCACGTAAAAGATTCTGAAGGAAAATCATATAAAGTATCTATTAATGACTCAAGATATATTTCTGGAGAATTCAAACACTATTCAACTGGAATGGTTCCTGTCAAAGATTCTAAAGGAAATAATTTTTTAATAGATAAATCAGATTCTCGATATATTTCGGGTGAAGTTACAATGGTAACAAAAAATCTAGTGGTTGTTAAAGACGCACAAGGAAAAATTTTTACCGTAAACAAAACCGATCCAAGATATCTTACAGGACAATTAGTTTCCGTAAATAAAGGTAATGTAGTAGTAAAAGATAAAAACGGAAATAAATTTACTGTTGGATCATCTGATCCAAGATATCTATCCGGAGAACTCGTTGGAGCAACAAAAGGAAAGATATCTTGTTATAATATAATAGAAAATCGATTTTGTTCAATTTCTAAGGAAGAATTTAACGAAAATAAAAATACAATTTATGTTGGAGTTAGGTCGAAATTAATACCTAGATAAAGTTACCATAAAGATTCGTTGCCATTATAGCCCCAAATAAATTTATTTATTATCGGTAATCTCAATATATTCTGTTTTTGGGGTATAAGGGAAAGAAATAATCACACGAGAATTGCTATCATTGAATACTCGTTTTTTACCACCTATAGATTCAATGAATAATTTTGCGTGAATATCATATGCTAATCCAGTTTCCTTTTCTCTGAAAACCCTTTTGCATCTTAAATTCATATCCCATTCGGAATCAACAGCAATCCATTCATCTTCATCGCCTGTCAATGGAGTCAGCGGTTCTACCTTTATCAGTTTTTCCATCAAAGCAGAGCATTTGACTACATCATCGGTAGAAAGTTCCCTTGAATCAAGGAGTTTTCCGATTTCGACTATTGCGCTTGCTAGGTTTGCTGAATTATAATATAACCCGGATATTTTTAATTCTCTAGTAAAATGGGCAGCTAAACTCATGATTCTTCTTTAATGTCCATATTTGGAGCAATCACTTCGTTAAATATCTGCTCCATTTTCACATAAATATATTCTTTTTCTTCTGATTGCAGATATGTGAAACCCTCTTTCCATTTTTCACACATTGCATAAATGATTTGGCCTTTTACCATATGATCAATCCCAAAAATTTCTCCAATAAGTTCCTAACAAACGCAATCCATTATCAATTCTTTCGCTGTGCGCCTTTCGGCCATCCCAATCGCATTTACCTTCAACTTGCCATCTAAGAGGAACTGCATTTTTGCCTTCGTCTTCTGGATATACGGTCCAATCAATTTCAGGATGAACGATCCAATATTGCTCGTCCCATTCAACGTCTGGCTGCATTTGTTCCAATGCCCAAATAACTTCATCCATTACCCACTCATATCGCTTGAACCAATTATCATCGGTGTCCCAATCATTTTCTTTTGGAGGGGCATTAGTAGAACGTAATTCTTCTGGAACATCTGCGTCATCAATAAAACCAGCACCTTGTTTATTTTTTTTCAAATCTTTCATGATAGGAAGAACAAGCATGGCCATGGTAACGTCAGCATTCCAACTATCGTAGTTATCTGCCTTTATGTAAACTAACCGCTTTTTTTTACTTGCAATCCATTGGCAGAAATCCATTACCCAAGTTTTGGCTAACCAATCACCGATTGCTTTTCGGTCGCGTTCCAGAACGCATAAATTCTCTAACCAATCAGCAATCTGATATGGTCCAATCCAATCGGTATATGGTCCAATCCAAACTTTCATAACAACCCCATAAATTTATTTTCTGAATTCTCTATCAGTTATTCTGGAAATCTCGCCTGATTCATCGTCTATTTTTATATATTTCAAATCTTCAAGATAAAACATTGCGTTTTCCGCGCCAGTCCTTAATCCATTTTTGTAACAATAAAATCCATATCCAACGCCACAAATTAAAGTAATGATGAAATATAAAACTTCTGGTGAAATGAACATCGAGAATCTCCCTTTAATATGATTCTCTATTATTTATTTTTTAGCAGAGGCTTCCACCACAGCAAGTTGAGCAGCTTTTCGACTGATATATCTGCCTAAATTTGTGAAATTGAAATTAGCATTCCAAACATCATATTCTCGAACGACATGACCGTGAACCTTGCCAGTATCCATATTTACAAAATAGAATTTGTCCATCGCTTTTTCGCTTTCAACCCAATCAAAGGTTACGTTTGAAAAATCTTCAGTTGACTTTTCGATAATTTCGCTAAATGCTTCTGTAATCATTTAAACCCTTATTCCCCGAATAGTCCCATAAGAGAAGCTAATATAATAAGAATACTACCAACGAATAACCCATACCCTTTATGAACGGTAGGCGAAATCCAGATAGTTGCTAGGATAATCAAAAATTGCGTATTTGTCATATTAGTTTATACAAATTGAATTGACTTGTAAATCATTAAGTTCGTCTTCCCAATCTTCAAAATGAACTTCTGGGATGAAAAACTCATCGTGGAAAAACCCAGGAGTAGGATGACAATACACTATATTAAAATTATTACCTTCATCGTCCGTAGAATAAATCAATTGCATATCACCATATTTTGGATTTTTTGAAATAAGGGTTTGAAGTTCGGCAACGTATTCATTAAGAGTCATGATATAATCCTTTTTAATAAAAATAACGATAGCATTCAAACGCTATGATATAAGCTGTTATTGGGATCGTGCTTTCTGATCCAAAATCTTCGCAAAGTTTCCTAAGATTTCCATCCTGTAATACTAAGCTACTTTCGTATTCTTCATATTCATCAATTAGATCAATAACTTCCGTCTTATGGAGATTTTTGATATAGTTACGAATCTTGTTTTCTTTCATTTTTATACTCGCGTTCCAAACTAATCAGATTATTCAAATACATATCGAAAATCTTAAATCCGCACAATATAATAATACTTAACAGAATAAAAATATTAGGGTATTTGAGTGCTACAGTTACAAAAAGTATGATAACAAAAGAAAACGCAGCAAAAATAAAAACGGTTGTACCAATTTCTGTTAATGTCAACTTTAATGCCTGTTTTTCAAGCGTAGTCATTTTCCGCATAATCGTTTCCTTTAACAATATTAGTGTTGGTTTTCGTTGGAAGAGTGGATGACCAACAACCACTATTTACCCCAAGGCGCTGAGGTAAAATACTATTATACCTTTTAATCAATATAAAAGCGAGTATCAATTACGTCACCGCGAATACCTTTTTCATAGATATCCAAAACGAATTCTTCATAGCTAACAGTCGGGACATAATACCCTTTGTCAATATACTTAGCAATTCGTTTCATGGTAGCAATAGGATAATCAACTTTGTTAAAAGTAATTCGCTTATTTTTCACATCATCAATTGCTGTTCTATCGGTATAAAACGCATCTTGATACAAACAAAATCTACACGCGTTGATATCAAATACTTCAAGCAAATCATCAGGCGTAGCATATGATCGGTCAGTGATTAGCTGTACCTTGGTTCCATTTATGGAATATGAATACAATTTACCTTCTGGACATTCGAAGGTTTTAATTGCCCCGACTGCAACAAGTTTTCTTTGCACTTCCTGACGTTTCCTAAGATTCTGAAAAAAGATATCAAAGTCACTAATGGAGTCTTCCTTATTAAAAAGGTGTCTAAACGCACCACCAGCCAAATAGGTTGAATCGTTTAGAATATCTAATCCAAGAAAATCCCACATATCTTGATTACAACGTTTCAAAACTACGTTGGCAGAAAACTTCATCATATCAAAATCCAATAAATGTAAAGATCATATAAATGAAAACCATTAGAACAAGTACGTACACTGTCCCGGCGATTTTACCCATTTCATCAAGAAGAGGACCAAATTCACCAAAACAGAGACACCATACCAATGCCATCACTAGAAACGTAAACATATTATACTACGAAATCAGACGCATTAGCAAACATAAAGAATGAATGCGTATGATGAAATGCAATTGTCTTTGATAGCGTTTTGTTATTCTTTAGAATGATATGTTTCTCTGAAGAATACACTGTCTCTCTCATAGACCTAGCCGGTGCGCCCATCTCATAGAATTCTCTATAAGCATATTTACGCATCTGTTCATACAGATCGTCGTTATCAAACTCGACAATATCATAAAACTGATAATTGCATTTATCCGTTCCAATGGTACTCTCAATACCTTTCAACACAAAAAACTTCATATTAACCTCTAAATTTATCGATGAAATCCCATAGCATGTCCGCCCATAGCACTACTTCGAACAGCAGGAGCCACTTGTCTTGGTTGAGTATAGCCTGGGATGTTATTGTTTGTAACTGAATAATTGTTTACTGAGGACTTGTTTATGTTAATCCCAAGACCGCCGCCATAGCCATATCCGAATCCACCATATCCGAATCCGCCATAGCCAAAACTGCCTGGATAGCCTCCATATTCATAAGCCATAGGAGGAACAGCAGCAACTGGTACTGGCGGATACCTGCTTTCGTAAACAGTACATCCAACTAAATTGGCTAACAGAACAAGCAGTAGAATTTTCATAGCTTTACCTCATGTTTAGCCATATTGTATACTATTCGTATTTAGAAGTCAAGAACTCTTTTCTTCATTTACCATACAACATCATCATAATTTCAAGAGCATTATCATGGCATGGATCATGTTTGTAAACCAAATTCCTATCAAATCCTTCGACTTCGCAATATCCATATCTACTACTTGTTTCTTTGGTCATTACAATTGCCGTTCTAAAATCAAGATATTCCCAATAATTGAACAGGACGGGAACGTTGTATTGTTTACATAAAGAATCAGCGCAGAAATTATCAAGATTTCCTCTTATGAATACATAATCATCTGGCTTGCGTCTTTCTGCGATAAATTTATGAACTATTTCTAAACCATCAACAACTGAAACATCATCACTAGACGGTAAAAGAGATTTCTGTTTAACAATATCACATTGTTTCTTCCACCAATCAAGAGAATCTCTGTCGCAAGTTCTACCGTCATTCATCTGATCCCTTGCTTTAAACTTAACAAAACAAGTCTGTTCGGTAACAAGTTGTTCAAATGTATAGGTTTCTTCCGGTTCAAAATACGTAACTGCTATGCTCAGGACTACGGATTTCTCCGCAGTCCCAGCAGTTTCTAAGTCCATTGCAAAAATTTTACACCTCTGTCATTGTGACAAATAATTAACATTATAAATCTCTCAGCTAATAAAATCAATGAACTTATTAAGAATTACCTTGTTCTCAATTCGTCCACCAATAGATTTACTAAACGCTTTAGAAATTGCAGCAACAGTCATCTTTTCTGGCATTTTGTATTCTACAATTTCGATAAATTCATCATCTGTTGGACGAATCATATAAAACTCATCATAAGAATTATTACCAATTCTTACAGCTTGCTCTTTCTTCATTTTTGCCCAATGACTTCTATAATCCAAATCCCCGAAAAGATCGTAACACCTACGCTTCAATTCAGCGTAGTCGATAATTCTGATTCCAAAGATTCGAATATCTGAAGATTGCTTTACAAGATCAAGGCAACTGTTGGTTTCTCCAAGCATAGACTTTGATACTTTCTGAGTCAATCCTCTTTGCTTATCTCTGATGTAAACGTTTGCGCTATCGGTACTGATATTACTATACCCGCCTTCCTCGCTATATTTGAACGTAATAGAATGAGATTCTCCGTCAGTTAAGAAAATGTTATTTACAATATCTGTACCAGTCCTAACCTTATAGTCTTCAGAAATCTGCCTAGACGCGATAATAGCATGGTTAAGCGGAGTTGAATGTAACCAAGTCCATCTGGGCGTATCACAAATATATCCCCCTTTACTGTTTCTGAACTGGTGTGATCTATATTTCAATAGAACGTTAGCCGCATTTGTAAATTCGACATTATTCATTTTCGAAGAAAGTAGATTATACAGAGCAAATGGAGCAAGAATCATTTCTTTTGGAGTTCTATGAGTTTTATATCCAGTAAAGTTATTATACTCATCAAAGTAATCTTCTGATGTAAACGCATATACCTCAAAAGGAATATTTTGTTTTTTACAGAACAAAACCAAAGAAAGAAGCTGTTTGATAGTTCCTTCAATGAACTTTGACATAGAAGCCGACCAGTCAAGGAAAAAGATCATTGAATGACTCTGTTCCTTACTAACTTTAATGCTTTTCTTAAAAATATCATTATTAACCTGATATGAATACAGTTTGTTAATATTGATATCACCAGATTTGCTTTCCCTTACTTTCTTTCGCTGGATAGCATTCTTTTTGAGTCTAAATTCTTTCAGAAGATGATTAACAGTTGCTGTGTTATCTCTTTTGAAAGTCTCAAATTCATTATTGATTAAATTGTCCCTGTAAATTTCTGGACAATCGGTTTTCATTAATGAATAAATTTTCTTGTATCCGACGATATACTTTTTCATATCTTCGTTAGCAACGTCAACATATACGCTGGTAGATGTATCGTCATCATACAATTCCGTCTGCATATTTTTGAAATTGATATCGGTTTTGGATTGTAGATAATCATTTTCAGCAATTGAAAAGATTTCTGCAATATCCTCTTCTGAATATTGAAACTTAGTGTAATCGCGTTCAGGATCAAATTCATGATCAACGTTTGTATCTGTAAACGGCAAAGGAGAACTTGCTTCGCCACTCATTCCAGAACCAAACCCACCTCCAGAAGACTTACCTGTTCCGTAATTATTTCCTAACTCATAATACTCAAGGATATCATCCTTACTAGCCTTGAATTTCTTGGAAAACACCTTACGCATATGCGTCTGGATTTCGTCAGAAACCTCAATGACGTCATCGAAACTAGATACCTTTTCTACCTTCTCAAGAATTTCTTGTTCTTCTGGGGTGAAATTAATACCCGGAACAAATCCAACTTTCGTGTAAATGTTGATCTTATCAACAAGATTGATTTCTTCAATGTCAACTTTAGACAACCCAAAGAAATCAAGTTTCATCAATTCCTTATATCCGCGAGCAAAGACAGAACGCAAACCCGGATATTTACGTTTTACGTGATCTTCAACACGTTTGTCTTCGACTACGTTAAGAATAGTCTTATTGATATGTTTTTCGATGATAGCGTTTTCCCAAGGATCAGCCTCCGTAATAAGAGCATGACCAACTTCGTGAGAAATCATAAGGTCTACAACGTCAGCTGATACGTCCTGCTTAAATACAGGAATAACAAGGAGTCGATTGTTCGTGTCAAAGAAAGCATCGTTATTTTTAGATGCGCGTTCTTCTACAATAATGTTCTCTTGCGCAAGGAGTTTGGCAAGGTTTCTTTTAGATTCGGTCAGGCTCATTTTACATCCTCAGTGGTTACGACTTTTTTATATCATAGCGTAAAAAAACAAACAAGTAAAGTTGTTTTACGAAAAAAAGTTCTTGACTTTTGTTTCAAAGTGTTAGACAATGAGTATGTACCCTGTTGATATGATACAAATAAATATTTTCTTTATAGATAAATCTTGTATGAAACATTTTAAAATCCAGACAATTGACCTTACTAATGTAGATTCTTTTATAGAAGAACTTGGTGAGAAGTTTTCTAATCATGATTGTTTTCAAACAAGTCAATCGTTTGACCTTAAACCGCATTATCATTCCGATTTTGAATCAAGACTTTTCCTAGAAGGCGAAGCTACCTTCACTGTTTATGGTGAAGAAATTCATTGCACTCCAGGCACTTATATTGAAATTTATCCAGACGTTGTTCACTCTTTTGAATACATTTCACCAACTCCACTAAAAGTCTTACGATTCTTTTCTGAAGAAGAGGATTGGAAAGCAACTTTCGTTTAGGGCTTTACTTTTTCTATAAGATGAGTTATCATATCTCTAACGGAGGTATGTTATGGAAAAAGATCACAACTCGCTTCTTTATTATCATTTAGATAAGTTTTTCTATGATAGGTCTTTTCATGGAGAAGATTTACATAATCCAAGTTTTACTAAAGAAGTTTTTGCTGAGATTGAACAATCTCTTTCTGAAGTTAATGAAAAGTATTTGACTCTTCCAGAAGTTGATGGAGTTAGGACTGGAAGGTTTAGAATTATGGTTACTTGGGTTGATACAGATTTTTGGGAGAATTTACGATGATTGATTGTAATATGGCACCATCTATGGTCACGGTAGGTATGATACTTTTTATCACTGCCGTTATATCGTTTATATATGTGATTTTTAGCGTTTTATCGCCTTTTGTTAGATTTTATATTCTAAAACAAGTCAAAGTTGGTGACATTTTCACAAGTAACTCCTTGGATAATACCCAAATAAAAGTTACCAAAATCGAATCTGGTAAGGTTCATTATCGTTATATTTTAGTCGGCGGTAAGGAATGTAAGGACGGGTATGAATGGTTTTGGTCCATTTATGATTTCTTCTTGGTTTTCAAAAAGGTGCGTAATGTCAACTAATGATGTTCCGGGGCACGACCCGAAAAATCGTGATGAATTGTCCATGGGTTGTTGGGCTGAACACGACGATGGATCTTTGATCTTTGTTCAGTCAACAGAAGGTGGCCGAGTCATTTATATGATGTTTGACTTGTCTGTTGATCCTGTAGTAGAATATCGCGATGCTATGCCAGAAAAAGGATTCAAAGAACATTTTTCTTGGAAGGATAAAGATAGCATTAAATGGACTTGGCATGACAAGACTCCTTTTCCTTGGGATCGCGTAATCAAGAAAGGTTCAAGGGACGGAATTCATTATGCCTCTGCTGATGATCAGATTTCAGCAGCACAAAAGGTTGCTAAATCTTTGAAGTTGAGGATGGAAGAGTTTAATCCGGACAAGTATGATCACTTGACTGAAATCGTAAGTAAAGGAAAGACCTCCAGTCGAATTATTAACGCATTCCAGGCAGCAATTAACGAATTGAGGAAGTAAAATGTCGTCGACTAGAGATAAGCAAATTGCATCTGGTGCTGATATTAATGTAGGAATTGTAAAGACTTCCATGTATTGTCATGATTGCGGTAAGAACTTTATTGCAAGCATTGATTATGACATTGATGGCAATCACGAGATTATTTGTCCGATCTGTGGCCATCAGCATTGTAGAGTTATTGAGAAAGGTGTTGTTACAAGTGATCGTTGGGACACGAGAAACCATAATCATACGGTTTCGAGAACTGAACGCATTTGGAGCGATAACAATTTGAAAATGCAAACAGCTTCGACATCTGCGTTTTTAAGGGAGCGTTGGCTTAATTTTGGGAATTGAGTATGAGTGTTGCATGGCTTACTAATGGAACTTCGACTGTTGTAACAGGAACAAATGGGACTGGTTCTTATTATTCAACATCAACTTCATCGAATTTTTACAGCTATGGTTATATAACGTCAAGCGTTAATGCTGGAATTAGTTCAATGCAAAATGAGCCTTTGGCCTATGATACGTTAGAACGTATAATTGGTGAGATGGCGGTATATTATGGAGTGACTGATCATAAAGAGATTGTTGCGTCCATAATGAAAACATATGGTGTTGATTTTAATAAGCATACTTTGACTATTAATAACGGATGGAAAGTTGTTGCTAAAGATGGTACTGTGATATCCTTAGATGATAAGGGTAACGTCCAAGTAGATGATAGTAATGCTAAGGTATTATATAAAGCCAACACCATTAGAGATTTTAATAAATTCCTTAATGCTTCAGATCTTTTGGAACAATTCATTAGATTCGTTGGTACGTTTGGAGTAAAACAATCGGAAGTATTAAATATACCAATTGAAACTTTTATTAATTGGCTGATTATTGAAGCAGCTAAAATGGATGGAGAAGAACCTCCAGAGTTACCTTTGATCGAAACTGTTAATAAACCAAAGCAGTATAATAGATGTTTATGTTGTGGTAAATTTATCAGTAACAAAATGGCTACAATTTCAAAGTTTTGTAAACCAGAACATTTCCAATATTACATAGAGAAAACTAATGACAAGTAAAGTTTATTATTGCGAATCGATACAAAAGGCTTGTGAGAAGTATCTTGAAGCAAAGGAAAATAAACGTAAAGACAACCTTGAAAAGTGGATCAGTAAATATTCAACCTATACTGAAGGTTGGGGAACGTTTAAACAGACTTGGGAACGTTGTAGAGCATCCACAGTCGAATTCTTAGACAAAGAACTTGGTGATAATAGTGCTGGTTGGCAATATTATTTTGAATGCAAGCATATAACTGAACACGAAGAGACAGTTAAGAAAATTCTTAACATGTCTAATAGTAAAGGTTCAAACAACAAAATAACAATTGACCTAGAACATTTTGATTTAATTAAAAATTATTACGAGGATTGATATGAAGGCGTGGTTTTTAGTTGTTTTGTTTTATAATAATCCAGATGCAAAAATTGCTCCATTTAAAACTGAAGCTGAATGTAATAAGGCTATTCCTACAGCTATTAAAGAATTCAAGGGCGATAAAGACGTTAGGTTAATCTTCTGTTCAGAAGGTAATCTTTCTAAAGGCGTTGAGCCTGAGAAGGATGGTTGGTTATGAGCGAAGCTGTTTCTACAATTTTGATTACTGTAGGTTGTTTAGTATTAATTGTTTTTTCGGTTTATTTGTTAAATAATTCTGAACGAATGATTGCTTGGTTTGTTACCAAAAGTATTTGGAATTGGAAAAAGCCAAGTATTGGCGAATATTACGCTAGAAATAATGATTATTACAAATCATTTGCAGATAATCCATTTGATGATTTACATAGAATAAGGTTTGCCAAAGTTATTGATATTAAAGAAGGTTACGTATTATATAAAACGTATTTTCCATTAGAATACAAATTTGGGCAAATAATGGAATCTTCTGATTTGGAAAGTTGTAGTATTAATGATTTTATGGATAAGTATACTATTCCCAGTGCTCATGCCAAAACCATGATTCTTTCTAAGGTTAATAATATTCACAATGTAGTTGAGGAGAAATCCGATGTTTGATAATATGTTTATTTTGTATTTGATCACTAGACTTGATCAAGTTTTGTTTTTCTCTAATTTGATTGGTATTCTAGGAACTATCATTTTTGTTGTTTCTCTTATTGGTTATTTTGCTTGTACGCCAGATCCAAGATACAGTAAAGATAGCCGAGATCATGATGAAATTCTCCAAAAAAATTGGTTAATCATCATTAAGAAGTGTCGATGGGTGGCATTTGCTTGCGCTCTGACTATTATTGTTCCTAGTAAAGAAGATGTTAAGTTTATTATTGCGGGAACTGGTTTGATTGAGATTGCTAAAACTGATACTGCAAAAGAAATTGCTAGTAAGTCTGTTAGTATTGTTGAAAAATATCTTGATAAAATTGATCAAAAGGTAAACAAGCCAGATAAATAAGTTTGATGGTACTTTGAACCATCACTAAACTGACTTTTAAACATTAGGCATTTAGTCAGTATGCCGTTACAATAGGAGTATAACATGGTGTATAACCAAAAATTAGTTGCATCTATTAAATGCAATGGTAAAATTCTGCGCGAATTCAAAGATACTGTTCTGATTCCATTCAACTCAGAATACAGTATAGTTCTCAAAAATCTTAATACAATAAAGGCTATTGTCAAAGTAACTATTGATGGTGAAGAAATTCTTCCGGGTGGATTGGTTATCTATCCAAATGAACAAATCGATCTTGAACGTAGTATCAAAAACAATAACTTAGAAAAAGGCAACAAGTTCAAATTTATTCAAATGACTGATTCTATTGAGAATCATAGAGGAATTAAAGTTGATGATGGTTTGATTAGGGTTAGTTACCAATTTGAAATGATTTATCAGCCTTACACTCTAACTAATTGGAATTCATACACTAACAATACTCCGATTTATGGTCCTGGAATAAGGTCATATGGTGCTGGTGGTGGCGGATACGACACCGATCAATATCAAATCACTGCTAGTTCTGCAACGAGTGGAATGTTACGAGGCGTATCTTTAAATAACATTTCAGTAGCGACTCAAGATTGTTGTTTTGCTGATAGCAATTCTTCTGACATTAAATCTATAAATGATGCTGGTATTACTGTTCCGGGTTCTGAATCTAATCAGAAATTCTCAACTACAGTTGGTTTTCCCCTTGAGAATGAAACTCACGTAATTGTTTTGAAACTTCTTGGTGAGACTGAAGATAATAAACCTGTCACTAAAGCGATTGATACAAAGTTCAAACCTGAGTGTCAAACATGCGGTCGAAAGAATAAGGCAACATCAAAGTTTTGTAGTGAATGCGGAACTTCTCTTTCGGTGTTTTAAAAAAAGGGGCTTCGGCCCCTTTACTTTTTTGGTAAACGTAGTATAATAACGTAAAACTACGCACATTTTTAACGAGGTATTATATGAGCGCATTTAGAAATAGAATGGCAAACAGCCGAAACATGTATCAAGGACCAAGAAAGCGTGTTCTTTGTTGTTGTTCTGCTGGTTTGCTTAGGAGTCCTACGTCAGCATGGATTCTTAGTAATGAACCTTGGGGATTTAACACAAGGGCTGTAGGATGTACGCCAGAATACGCTTTGATTCCTATTGATGAAGCATTGGTATTCTGGGCAGACGAAATTGTTGTAATGGATGGTATACAAGAATTGCTTGTTAGAGATTTGTTGCTTAAAGCATACCATTCTCCCAAACAAGCTAATGCTGTCCCTGTTCATATTATCAGTGTTCCTGATATCTATGAATGTCGTCAGCCAGAACTTATTGAAGTATTGACTGAAAAGTTTAAAGAGATTTGGCCCAACCCTATTGCGATTGCATAATATGAGATTAGCTATTTTTCCAATTTTCGTTTTTATTGCGAACTTTTTTATTCTTTGGCATATTCCTGATTGGTCTAACAAGAATAACTGGAAGAGGATTGCTTCTGTCCTTGGTATTAGTCTTTTGTCAGGACTATTAACTTTTGGATTGATGTTCTTTATTGTTGTATTTTTGAACTGAGATAAAATTAATGGATAGGTTTACGTTGAGCAATGACGAACTTGAAGACTGTGTTACGTGTATTCAATATTCTACTGCATTCATTTTAACCCATGAGCAGATTAAATCAATTTTAACCGTGTTTGATATTGATGAGATTCGTAAATTCGGAGTTTATGATACTGTTGTTCGTGAAACCCTAATGAATAATGTTTCAAAGAAGTTACTAGGTGAATCTTGGCCAACTTATGGTGATACTAGAAGTGGCGAAGTTGATTGGAAAAACTTTATTTCCAGATTACGTCTTTCTGCTATCGATCATGGTTGGAAAATTGCAGATGAGGTAAATTAATTATGTTTTTTACATATAACCAGAATAACTCTGGTGGTTCGTTCATTAATAATGATAAGGTTTGTCAATACGTTGTTATTGAGGCTGATGACTATAGATTTGCTAATATCTTAGCTGAAGATATCGGAATCTATTTTAATGGTTGTGATACTGGACAAGATTGCTCTTGTTGTGGCGATCGTTGGAATGACGCATGGAATGGTGATGGAACAGACGAACCATTGATTTATGGTAAATCACCAGAGGATTATAATCTATGGGTTAAGGAAGGTGAAATTTATTGTAGAGTTTATTACAAGAATGGAACTGTAGAAGAATTTAAAAAGTGAGGTATATTATGAAGTTTTTGAATATTGTTTTTATGTTTCTTGTCCTGTCCGGTTGTACGCGAGTAGAAACGGGACATGTTGGTATTCGTACCACATTTAATGGTACGATTGAACCACAGGAACTTGATGTTGGGTTCCATCAGACTTTGATTGGATCTGTTAAGAACTATGTTGCTAATGAGATTACTTGGAAGCTGGATGATCTGCATCCTCAAACCAAGGATAGGTCTTCTCTTAATGATCTTGATATTTCATATAACTACAGCATCAATCCTGCAAAGATTGGCGATCTAGTTGTGAAGTATAAAGGTAGAGATTACCTTGATAAAGAAACTGGTGATTACTATCCTCTCGCATTTTATGTTGAGAATGTAGTAAAGACCGCTACAACTGACGTTTTTAGTCGATATGATGCTCTTGACGCTAATCAGAATCGTGAAAAGATTCGTGATGAAATCAAGTTACAGGCTGAAGCAATGTTTAAGGAAGATGGATTGTCAGATTCTGTTGATATTCACCAAGTCTTCATTAAGAATCTTCAGCTGAGTCAGGCTATTATGGATAGCGCAAATGCTGTTATCATTAGCCAGAATGTCTTGAAGTCTAAGGAATATGAAGTTCAGACCGCCAAAAAAGAAGCTGAAAGAGTAACTCTATTGTCAGCTAATAAAGCTAATCTTGATTATATCAGGGCAAATGCTCTTGATAAGATTGCTGATGGTGTCAAGGAAGGTCGCGTTAAGACCGTACTTTTGCCGTATGATTTTAGGGGACTCATAAACGTTAATGATTAAAACATATTGGGGCTTCGGCCCCTTTATTTAATGAGGTTAACATGACTATCAAAGAACTGAAAGAAATTCTAGCTGATTACGATGAAGATACTGAAATCATGATCTTTGATAAATCCAGCGGAGAGTTTAGACAGATGCTTGATAATGTTCAGTTATACAATGTAATAAGTGATAATACATTTGTGATTGGGATTTATCCAGATGCCTAACAAAATAGAAGTATATGAACGTGTTTTCCACGATATACAAATGTTTGCTAATGTTACTCTTGATAGACCTGCTTTAAATCATCTAATCTCTATTATTTGTGATTGGAGTTATGCTCATAGACAAGGTAATGGAGAATTCTCTGACGAACAACAGCAGGAATTGATTGATTATCAGTTTAATAGACTGGAAAATGGAGAATACAGAGATTCTGTATGGAATAGTGGCATATATACGAGATTTAAGAGGTTGGAAAATGGCAACAATCAACGACAAAATTTCACCGGAAATGAAAGAACTTGTCGATAAGGTATCGAAAAAGGTTGAAGAGTTTAATGCAAAAATGACAAAAGATGATCCAGAAGGGAATTCTCCCGTTCTTAATGTTTTGAAAAGCGTTGAAGCTAAACTTGAATCTTACAAAAATAAATCGGAGTAATTATTATGGAACACAGAAGACGAGATGGGCATGGTGTTGTTTGGCGGAATGTTCCCAAAGAAAAACGAGCGAATACCGTATTCTTAACGACCACTGTACTTACTAAGCAATGTAGAAAATGTGGCAAAGTTCTTCCTCTAAGTGATTTTTATTTAGAGTCAAAGTCTAGGCGTAAACATGAAGATGACGTCAGAAACATGTGCGTATGTTGCTGGGATTTATATAATGGAAAAACGGACTCCAAAAGTTTTCCTGTAGCCAGTAAATACAAAGTAGATGATTTTTTGTAAAATTTTTCTTTACTTTTCGTAAAGAATAGTCTACAATAGGTTTCGTAATTGTTACTTAGGAGATTGAGATGAAGTTTTTCCTGAATTTGTTTAACGACAAGGGTCTGCAGATTGCGTTTATTCTATCGGCTTTGTTCATGGCAGTTGATCTCGCTTATAACGTCTATTCGACGTTTGGAACGAAGTCGGTTACTATTGATTCTTCGCATTTCGGGTGTACCGGAACCGAACCAAATGGTATAGAGGCTCGTTGTACCCAGTATACCTGGATCAAGGGTGCTAGGTGAGTAACAATAACTTAATTAAGTTAGAGTTTCCAGAATCTCCTGAGTTCTGTAAAGGACTCAGGGAAATGTCAGAATACTTTCACGATTACGAAAAAGTAGATGAATTGACAGGAGTTCTGCTAGTTAGATATCCTGATGGTGAAGTTGAACGATTCGTTTTCGGTGATATAATCTCTTTTAGAGAATTACATAGCATTTTGAGTTGGTGTGCTCAGGATGTATTTATCCAAAGTTTTGAGGAGGATGAGTTATGAGTCATTTTACTGTAATGGTTTTTGGTGATGATGTAGAAGCACAATTGGCCCCGTTTCATCAGTTTGAATGTACTGGTGAGAATGATGAATATGTTATCGACGAAGACGTCACTGAAGATATTCAAGAGCGTATTGACGATGGTGAAACTATTGGAGATGCTCTTGGTTGGTATGGTCTTAACGATAAGGTTGTAGAGGACGAATCCGAAGTTGATACCGAAGGTTATGATTGCGAACACAAGTATGGATACGCAATTGTTAAAGATGGTAAATTGATTAAGGCAGTTAATCGTACTAACCCAACTTATCATTGGGATTGGTATCAGATTGGCGGTCGTTGGTCTGGATTTTTGAAGTTAAAGGAAGGTGCCACTGGTGAAAACGGTGAACGTTCATGGTGCAATTCTGACAAAGATATTGATACAAATCGTTGTGATTCTGCTTTAAAGCGTGATATCGATATTGAAGGTATGCGAGATGCCGCAGGAGAAGATGCAGGGAACGCTTGGGATGAAATTCACCGCGTAGTTGGTGATATTACTTGGGAATCTTGGGACTCTGTTCGTGAGCGTATCTTTGATATTGATGAGGCTAGGGAATTCTATAACGAACAACCCGCCCTGTTGATGCTTAGAACAGCAGGATTGCGGCATTGGGGTAGTACAGATGAATATCTCGTAACTCGTGAAGAATATGTTACTAATGCGCGCAACAGGGCAATTAGTACATTCGCTGTTCTCAAGGACGGTGAATGGATTGAGAAGGGAGAAATGGGTTGGTTCGGTATGTCAACTGATACCGTTTCTCAAGTAGATTGGGACGTTGTAATTGGTAAGTTGATTGATTCAGTTTCTGACGATACTCGGATTACAATTGTAGACGCTCATATCTAAAATTCTTTACTTTCCCTCCTATCTATAGTACAATATTTTCCGTTACTAATAGATAGGAAACGAAAATGGATATTGAAGAACATTACGGCAATAAAATAGTTTGTCGGCATATTTTCGATAAGGATTCTATACAGATTGGTTCTAGGTGGCAAAGTTCCTGCGGTACTATTGTTACTGTAGAATCAATCTGTGATTTGGGTTGGATAACTTATTCTTGGGTAGTAGATGGAATCAAGAAAACCAACGAAAAAGAATCTTTTGCCTTTCAATGTAGATATTGTTTGATATTGGAGAATCCAAATGGCTTACTATAGTGATGAATACTATAAAAAAGTTGCACCAAATTTTCTCAAGTTTATTGATGAACTGGAGGGTATTTCCCGTAAGTATGGCGTAGCTGTATCTGGTAATTTCGATTTAACGGATAATCCAGAAGAATTCAAAGACATTTATTATGACCGCGATTATACTTCTGGCGATATTCGTTGTAATGGTTATTGGGAAGATGCATAAACATGAAGAATTGGGGTTCTAGAATTGCTGATGCAATTGGTTATCTCGTTATCGGATGGACTATGGGGTTATACTCAGTAACCCCATGGGACTCTGTTAAACTCCTATTAACTATTCTATTCATTCAGGCAGTAGTTAGATTTGTTAAGGAAGTAATTGAGTATTAATTATGTTCGAAGATAATTGATAGACGAATAAATATTTTAATTTAGGAAACGAAATTGGGATATCAAATACCTGATTTATGCGTCTACCAAGGCAGATGGTTTTCTGATGATTTAACTCCTGATGGAGTAAGATTTTCTCAATGGAAAAATATTGATGAATGGGAATATTTATCAATGTTGGAACATATAAAACAAGGCGCAAAGTATCAAGTAAGGATACTCAAACAGATTGATATTCAAGGATATGGCGTTGATGAAACGTATGAAGTTCCTGAAATATCGGTAAACCCAGGATTATAGTTATGAATATTTTTGATTACATTTCTCAATGTGGTAAGTGTAAAGTTGCTTGTGGATGGGATTTTAAATTAGGATATACAATCCTAAATGAAAATACCAAATATCGAATTGTTGGTTATGTTATAAATCCCTATGGGCATCAATCAATGTATCGATGGACAGTAGATGGTGAAATCGAAAATCCTGCTTCAAATAACGGACTTAATCTGGTCCCAACAATTCCAGTCACGAATCATATAATGGTTGACCCAAGTAATTTATCAGGGTATAATAAAATACAGGATTTTACTAGGGCAATGCTTAATGACTCCAATAACTGATGTTTTCATAGATATAGATGGTGTGCTAGCAGATTTCATGGGAAGATACCGCGAAATCTATGGACACCGAGACCATCCATCAAAAAACAAAGAAAATCAATTCAATAAAGATAACTTCAGAAACTTTGTTGAAACTGAACAGTTCAAATATCTTGAACCTTTGTCTGATTCTTATATAGGAATCAGCGCATTATATAATATGCGAGAAAGAGTCAATGTAGCCCTTTTAGGATCAATAGGTTACATTGATTATTACGAAACTCTGGTAGAACAAAAGTTATATTGGTTGCGGTTACATAATATCACCGTACCTGCTATATTTGTTCCGGGTAAGCGTTATAAACAACTCTGGTCTGCTCCTAATCGATTATTGATTGATGATACGTTAGTCAATTGCGAACAATGGATCGATAAAGGCGGTATTGCAATCCATCATAAAAATTGGGTTGATACCTTGTTAGATATTAAACAAAATTGTGACGGGTATTATATATGATTTCTATGATTGCTGTATTTTTGTTTTTAACTGGATACGTTATTGTTAATATATTCGGTTCAAAATATAGAAACGTAGCTAATAAAGGCGATTATATTGGAGCCGGTTTAATACTCCTTTCTATACCCTGTTTTTTTTATGTTATTGCTATTTTTTGTTTGACATATTTGCCATGATTACTAAAGAATCAGTTAAAGAATTTATTGCGAATAATCCTAAATTAGTTTCTAAAAAAGAAACGTCTGTTCCGGGTATTTACGTTCTCAAATATAAAAATAGGTGTTTCTACGATAATATTTGGAATGAACATATTGAAAACTGCCGTGGCGTAGTCATTGATGAAGATTATAATTTGATTGCTAATCCATTCAAGAAAATCTTCAATTATGGTATTGAATCAGGTGCCCCAACTATTTCCGATGATGAAATTGTAACAGCTGTCCGTAAGGTCAATGGTTTCATGTTGGCCGTTAGTATGTACAAAAATAAGTTACTCTTTTCAACAACTGGTTCAATTGATTCAGAATATGTATCAATGGGTTCTGATATTTTTTATCAAACCGTAACTGATGATCAAATCAAATTAGTAGAAAATTTGGCTATGTGCGGGGGTTCTACTCTGTTGTATGAAATTGTTCATCCAAATGATCCTCATATCATTCCAGAAGAGGTTGGTGCATATTTTCTTGGATTTAGACCGAATTGTTGGGATACAAGGATAATTCCCGTACATCATTACAACAAAGAGTTGTATGGTAAATCAATTGGCGATGTTGAACGCGTTAGATTTGGTGAATTGAAGCAAAGAGTAAAAGAATGTAAGCATGAAGGGTTTGTTATCTACTGTGATGATGGTAGAGCAACAAAGATCAAGAGTCCTTACTATCTGATTAAGAAGTTCTTTGCGCGTTGCAATAAGCCTGAGAAGCTACTGGAACGTAACGTTGAAAAGGCGTATCCAGAAGAATACTATCCATTGATTCGACATGTACAGACAAATGTTGATGAATTTACTTTACTTTCTGAACAAGATCGGTTATCATATATCCGAACTTACTTAGAAAATTACATGAATGTACAGAGAGTTTGATAAAAAGAAATATGAAATTCCTCCTGAAACACAGGAGCGTTTTGATTTTCTTGTAAACAAAATTTTGTACGCGAAAACTAATAACCATGTAGAATTGTATCGCGGTTTATTAGTTGTTCTTAATGCAGAATTTTCTAAATACATTTTTAAAAGGAAATTCCTATGACCCAAGAAATCTTTATAGGCGCAGTAATTGGCGTTCTTATTGAACTAATGATTATCATGGCTTTTGGTAAGATCATAATTGGTCCATGGGAATGTTTTGAGTATAAGAATAAACAATGTATTAATTGGTATAAGGTAGATGAACAATGATTGATCTAAGCGTATCACAATATTGGGATAAAGATTTAATTCCCAAAATCGAAAAAGAATATAATTGCAAGTTTGTTTGTGAATCTTCAATCAAGGTAGGAAATAGTTGGAGAGATTCTTCTTCATTGATTTTCTACAGCGAAGAAAAACATCCAGAAGGCAGTAATTATATGGCTTTCTCGTATAGTTATGAGAAGGATGCGTATGTTGTATCAGACGGTATTTCAGTAGCAGAAGTTGATATTTATGGACAGGTTGCTAATAATGGAGATATCATTTACTCAAGATTTAGGCATGACTACCGATTCTCTGCTGATAAATCAGTTTGGATTGATGGCGGTAGAAATTATACCAGAAGCGGATGCGGACCAAGTGTAACTCTTCGCATCATTGATGGCGAACTCAAAGTTACAGAAGAAATTAAATCAGAAATCGAACCTATTAATCTTCTGGATTTACCCGAAGAACGTCCTGTTGTAAAATATAGTCGAGCTAATGGTACAAAAGGTTGTTTACTTCAATTGATGACTGATCCGCCCCGGTATGTATTCAGAGTTTATGATGAAGAATACGGATTCATTGATTATAATATCAGACATTATGATGTTGATATGGTAATTGATGATGATTCGGCTGCATTTTACGAAATTGATGGCGAACATTATATTGATTATACTCCAGAATCATTAGCATATTATGGAACCTAGAATTTTCATTACATCTGATATTCACGCATATCATAAAAACATTATTAAGTATTGCCCAGAATCAAGGAAGTTTTCTTCTGTTGATGAAATGAATCATGCTATTATTCAAAATTGGAATAATAAAATATCAGCGCAGGATAATGTTTATATTCTAGGTGACGTATCGTTTAGTAATGCGTATGATTCCAGCAGATTCCTAGATCAGTTAAATGGTCAAAAGTTCCTGATCAGGGGTAATCATGATGTAAAACATATAAAGTCCTCTGATTTCAAACAGAGGTTTGCTTGGATTAAGGATTATTATGAACTTCGTTATAACGGACGATGGATGATTCTATCTCATTATCCGTTTTTAACTTGGAATGGATCGCATCATAAAAGTATCATGTTTCATGGACACCTACATAGTATTAATCCTATGGAACTTGACTGTAGGCGATATGATGTTGGATTAGATGGATCGCCAGATTTTTCGCCATACCTTATTGATGATGTCATTAACATTGTTGATGAAAGATTAATTAAAGAGATTGAAATTTGCCATCATGGCAGGGAGATTTGAATGGATAAAAGACCGCATTATGATTTGATTGTTGCTTGGGCTGAAGGTAAGATCATCCAAGAACGAAATTGGGAAGGTGAGTGGCAGGATAATCCTACCCCTAAGTTTGACCGATATGGTGAATATCGCCTCAAGCCAGAACCTAAGCCTGACATTGTTAAAAAGTTTCTTGTTTGCTTGGACCGCAATAATACTGTGATTACAAGTAGCCTTGCAGCAGTAGGCTATAATCTTATTTTGACGTTTGATGGTGAAACAAGACAGTTGGTATCTGCGGAGGTAAGTCCATATGTCTAAGCACGTACACGCAGAAATTATTAAAGCATGGGCTGAAGGAAAAAAGATTCAGCGATATTCTAATGTACTGTGTACGTGGTGTCATGATCCTAATCCTTATTTTGATCGCACCATGATGTACAGAGTTGCTCCAGAAACTTATTTACATCGCAATGAGGGTATGTATAGCGGATATACAATTAACCCTGTTATGTCTACTAATTCCGAAGTAGGAACTTATAAATTTTCATTTGATACGCAGAACTACGGCGATGTATTACAATCTGCTGTTGATTTTATCAAGGGAACAATAACAGTTTATGATCACGTGAAACTGTTCAAGTTTAAATCGGAAAATCATGTCGGTAGCGATGCCGAACTTGGATATAACGTCAAATATGTTTTTGACGCAAATACCCAAGTATTGATTTCAGTGGAGAGATTGTGATGCAAGTGACATTTATAGGTTTGATGACTTTACTCTTTATTGGGTTGAAGTTGACTAACCATATCGATTGGAGTTGGTGGCTTGTATTAAGTCCTTTTTGGGGTTCTTTTTTATTGACGTTTGTTATATTTTTCTTTTATTTTCTGTATATTGCCTACGCAAGCGCAGACAGTAAAGTAAAAAAGAGGAATAAAAAGTGAGTAAATTGGTATTATTGAGGGGCATGCCAGGAAGCGGCAAATCAACTCTAGCGCAACGATTTGTTACAAAGAGTCCAGAAGTCTGGGTACATTTGGAAGCAGATATGTATTTTGTTGATGAAGAAGGTAACTATGCCTTTGAATCATCTAAAATTAAGCATGCTCATCAATGGTGCCAACAAAAAACTGAAGATTCTTTGGCGCATGGTTTCAATGTAGTGGTATCAAATACTTTTACCACTAAATGGGAATTGCGTCCTTACTTTGATATTGCTGACGTTTTTGGAATTGTTCCTGAAGTCATTCTTTTACAAAATGTTTTTGATTCAGTTCATGATGTTCCTGAGGATGTCATGAGAAGAATGAGTGAACGTTTTGAATATGATATTTCAGAACTTTTTATGAAATAGTGCTTGACTTCCTGCTAAGGATCAAGTAAAATATAATCTCTGTTGTAACTTTTGAAGTATAAATTATGAGCACAAATCTTATTCCTACAGTCGATCCTTTGTATATTCCATTTGGGTTTTTCACCGATCTCAAGAATGTAATTAAGTCTAAGGTCTTTTATCCTGTTTTCATTGCAGGTGAAAGCGGTCTTGGTAAGAACGCAATGGTTGAAAATGTCTGCGCAGTTCTTGGTCGCGAACTTATCCGTTTCAACTTTTCTGTTGAGACTGATAAGGTTGATCTGATGGGCGGTCCAACTCTTCGCGATGGTAACATCGTATATAACGAAGGTCCAGTTCTGACTGCTATGCGCCGTGGTTCTGTTCTTGTCCTTGACGAAATCGGTAAGGGTAATCCTAACACGATGCTTGTTCTCAACGGTATTCTTGAAGGCAAGCCATATTACAATCCCCATACTGGTGAAATGGTTTATCCAGCAGAAGGATTTAACGTAGTTGCTACGTCAAACAGCGTTGGTAAGGGTTGTGATTCTGGTCGTTACCTTGAACAGATTCTTGATAGTTCACTTCTTGAACGTTTCCCTATCACGGTTATTCAAGAAGAACCTACTGAAAAGGTTGAGATGAAGATCATTGCTAATTATCTTGATGATGAAGATTTTGGCGAGAAGCTGGTTAAGTGGGCTAGGGCTATTCGTAAGTCATTTGCTAATGCAGCAATTGATGAGTATATCTCTATTCGTCGCTTGGTTCATATCTCTCGCGCTTATGGAATCTTTAAGGATCGTACCAAGGCAATTGAACTCTGTATCAATCGTTTTGATGATGAAATTCGTGATGCGTTTCTAGATTTGTATACGAAAATCGATGCGGGTATCGATCCTGAAGAGCAGACTGCTACCACGGATGAATCTGTATCACAAACTGCATATGATCCTGGTTTCTAATGCGGTTTACCCTTAGTACAGATAAGGGGGTCTTTGTCTCTGTTCCGGCAGAGACATTGACCAAACTTATGGAATTTATGTTTGTCTCTGGTAATCTATTACAATATCTTGAACGAGAAAAGTTTGAGGATAAAGTTTTAGAAGGATTGGTACAATTTAACGTCAATTGTTATACTGACTTGTACCATCATCTTGAGAACGAAAAGAAAAAACCTGTTAAGGAAAAGGTCGATATTAAACCTGAACCTGTGGTTGAAGAGATTATTGAGGAAATTCCGTTAGCTGATAATGTTATACGGTTTCCTTTTGGTAAGAAAGATTAGAACATCGTATAAATATGAAACTGGGTAAGCGGTGAAGTTGGAGAGTCACACCAGACTGTAAATCTGGCGCCTCGTTGCTGAGTAGGTTCGATTCCTACCTTGCCCACCAAAATTAATCAGGGATCGTCTAACTGGCAGGACACCGGCCTCTGAAGTCGTGAATCTTGGTTCGAACCCAAGTCCCTGAACCATTTTAAAATGAGTTACGTCATGAATCCAGAATTTCGAAAGAAGTTTCTCACTAATACTGATCAAACGGGTCGGTATATTGTCCAGTCAATTCGTACAGGCAAAACTTATTATGTTGAACCAATTGGCAACCCATATGTCCAATGGGGATCAATTGATCCAGTATCAGGTAAGCTAGTCAATAAGAAAGGTCATGATAAATATCGTGGCTCAATTGATATGGAAGATTCTATGATCTCAGAAGAAAACGGATTCAAGAATATTCAGTTACTTCCAGCAGGCACTTCTCCTGCATCTGCTATTGAAGTTTTAGACTCAAAATACCCGGATAAAAAATGACTAAACTTATTACCGCAGAAGAAGCCAGAGAAATGCGAGCCATGCGTATGCGTAATTTTCACAATTATGAAATGGAAAAGTACATCAAATATATCAACAAAAAGATTAGAGAAGAAACAAAGAAAGGGAACTTTGGATTTGAGTTGTGGTATACGTATTATGTTTCATGTACTCCTGATGAAGTTATTTCAGAATTATCAGCAGCGCAGATGGCACAATTGATTAATCTTCTGGAAGAAAATGGTTATAGAGCATATCTGGATCGCGGTAAGAGACTTTGTGTATGGTGGAATGAGAAAGTAGAACCAAAGCCGTCAGAGTTTCAAGTTGTTCAACATGAACTGACGTTTAAGGAACCTTGGTATTGTTTTTGGAGGAAGTCGTGAGTAATAGACACAAACACGCTGACCTTATCCATGCTTGGGCAGAAGGTAAAGAGATTCAGTATTATTCTAATATTTTTAAAGACTGGCTTGATTTAAGTGAACCATCTTGGAATCTGGGTGATGAATACAGATTAAAACCAGAAAAACCATATGGTAAATATGATAAGATTATTGAATCTGTTGTTAATGAAGTTGACTTTGAAAGTATCCGTAAAGTAATGGTTGCATTGGATTGGACAGGATATGACTCAAGAGTACCTACTATTGATGATTTGAAAAATACGGTTATACAACTGACAAATGACCTTCTAGTAAAGAACTTAGCGGAAACTTCTAGTTGCGGATTTACAGTAAAATGGTATCTTGCCCATCATGACACTATTAGAGTAAGTTTTAGAGCTGTTTCTGATATTTTTGTTCCTGTTGGGAAGATTAAGTAATGAACGAAAGAATTAAAGAACTTGCTCAAATTGCACAAAAATATGTTGATGATAATAAATATGAGCATGATATTGTAGCATACCACCACGGATTGGCATTCAGAGATAAGTTCGCTAAGTTGATTGTTCTGGAATGTGCTGTTATCGTAGGATCAATGGAAGAATCAAATCAAGACATTGCTACCAAAATCAAAGAACATTTTGGCATTGAATAATGATTATACAATTTGATAGATTTGAAGGTACTTCTTTTGATACAGAATTTGTAGGAACTATTAGAATCAAAATTGAGCATATTGAAGATGGATTGTTCTGGTTACATAATGGACTTAAAAAAGACCTATATCAGACATTTGGCGAAGAGCTATTTAAACAGATATTAGATTCTGGATCGAAGAATAGTCAACATTTTGAGAAGCTGATGAAAACATTCAATGAAAGTATTTGAAGGAGAAAGATAATGATCTGGTTTCTTAGTATAGTTCTTTTGTTTCTGCTATTCGTTTTCACAATCGCTATCCTAAACAATCATCTGAATTGGAAGTGGTTATGTAAAAATGCAGGATGGCATCAAGCACCAGAGAAAATGGTATTTGATGGTTGTTCTTGGACAGGAACTTGTCCAAGATGTGGTAAAGATGTAATGCAAGACAGTCAAGGAAATTGGTATTAAAGGATGAACTTATGATTGATTGTCCTATCTGTGGCGCAGAAGACTCTGTTACCGAACACGCTGACATAAACGACTCTGAATACAGAAGAGGATACTTCAAAGGTCTTTTAGTTGAGTATTCAACATGCTCTGTGTGTGGTTCTGAGTTTGCTGGTCCTGATCAGATCAACAGAAACGCACAGAGAGCCAGAGAGAGGATGAATGAGATAACGATCAAGAGTTTAGAAAGGAACTCTGCATTCAACGAATCTGAAAGAGAAATTGGCTATGAACAAAAAGATTAGAGAACTTGCTGAACAATCTGGATTCTTTCCAGTTCCAGATGAAACTGAAGTGGACTGGGAATATCGCGCAGAGAATGCTAGATATGAAAGGTTTGCTGAATTGATTATCCAAGAATGTATTAAAGTAATTGATCCAAACACTTGTGAGCGAGCTTTTGCAAATCAATCAAATGAAGAATTCTGGAAGAATCAGTCAATTTATCTAATTGTAAAACATTTTGGTATGAAGGAGAATAAATGAAAGTGACCCTTCATATACCCCCGCATGAGTGCGGGTTTTACCTTACCCATAACGAACACAAGGACACCTACGATACTGTAGAAGACTGCTATGACAAAGAAGACTTTGTGTCTGAGGAAGAATGGGAGAAAGCTATCAAGGAAGACAGCGTATGGACTGCGCAATGGTATCCGAATACTCCTGTGGGTTGTCATAGGTTCAGCGCGTCAACATTAGAAGGTTTGATGAATGTATTGAACAGATTAGACAGAGAAGAAGATAATGAAACTTAAAATGTATTTCTTGGTGAAAGGTGATGAAGTTTTATCTGGACCATATTTCACGGTTGATCAAGCAGTATCTGCAAAGTGGAATTTTCATGCTCCCCTTAGACCTATATTGAAAGTGATGAGATTGGATGGTGTATTCAATCTTGTTGAGGTATGATGATGAATTTAAACCAAGTATGGAATATACAATATCCATCAGAAGATTATATACCGCAAACATTCTTATTGTGGTATATAGCAAAAAAAGAAGATAAATTATCAATAATGAAATGGGCCGTACTCAGAGAAAACGCCGATGAAACTATTAACGAAATAGAATCATTTCATGAGTTTAATAGATGGTGTACTGAACACGATCTTAAAGAAACAATGAAACAACTCAGCGCTTGGGCTCTTCGGGAATATAATAGGAATTGATATGAAAATTGAAGATATCATTGTTGATAGTAAATTTGTAGATACGTTTGATCTACTTGATCCGATGACCAAAAGATAATTCTTGACTTATTTTTTGAAATAGTTTAGAATAAATAAAACTGAGAGGACATAGCGGGGGTGTATCGCCCCCGGTTTCTACCCGGTCATTAAAAGCGTAATTGGAGTATGTGGGTTCGATCCCTGCCGCCCCCGCTATGTCCTTTCTCTTATATTTTGAAAGTTTTACATTCTTCGACATTATTCAAAATAATTAAATTGATCATAGTTGAAACTATATCAAGTTTTTCTTTTTGAACTTTTCTACAGTATTCGTTTTTAGGATCAAGATACAAGTCATGATCTGGTAAATAAAAATCTGGAAAATAATTCCTAGTTTTTCCATCAAGTTCATATTCTATTGGTTCTGGTCTTTCCCAACGTATATCCAATTCATCAAGACGTAACGCTAAGAAATCTTCCCAAGTAGAATCAAATATAAACGTTCTTCCGTTTTTATCCGTAAATGGATGAGATTTCTTTGAGACTCTTTGGTGTTTTGAGTTTAAAGCTGCAATTCTAATTTTTTCTTTGGATTGTTCAGTGTGTTTATCGCTACCGTTTTTTCTTCTTGTTTCAGCTGATTTTTTAGCGGAACCTTTGTATTTTCCTTCTTTATGTGCTTTAGAAATACCTATCCTGATAGCTGTTATTGATTCTTCGGTCATGGTTTCATTACATTTGATGGAATTATTTTTAGCATTTTCAATATATTCTTCGTGTTTTGGATTTTCTTTACACCATCTTACGTGATTCGCTTTTTGCGATGCTGTCATATTACTTACGTCAATATCGCAATGAGGACAATTGGTTATTGGAGATGTATTGGAATGTTTTATTCCTTTTGCGCAGGCTTTAGAACCTATATGATTAGAAAATGCTGATACAGTGAATTCGTTACGACAAGAAGCGCAACATATTTTGTTGTTATTGGCCATTTTGATAGTCTCTATAAATAAAATTGTGAGGACAGCCGTTAATAGTCTCAACGGTTGATTTATTGGTGGAACAATAAATCTAACTTACAACTTTATTTATAAAAAAGCTTGACTTTACCTTTCGAATAACTTAAAATAGTTTCAACGAACGACAATATTTTGAAAACTATTAATGATTAACAAATACGCGATATATTGGAACGATACCAATGAAGTCTTCAGAGAAGATATTGTATGTAAATATGAGGAATTGAAGTTTCACATACGTATGATTAAACTATTTAATCCTTTATATACAGTCGAAGCCGTAGAAGAAATCATCGAACAAAAAATGCGAATTGATATTGACGGTGAAGTATAATGGATTGGTCGGAATTCTACAAAACAAAGATTGAGCCTCCTGTTGGCGACAAACCGAAAGCGTTTGATCAATTTATACGCGGTATATGGGTTACGCATGAAATATGGAATAAAGTTGAAAAACTTGA